AGTACCGGCTTTTGCGTACACCGAATACGATATTGGGTTGGTTGTTCCCCATCCTGCAATGATTTGGTCAACGTGACCATTTGTCGCGGTGTTTGTCAGCAAACTAGACGAGGAAATACTGTCTGGCGCAAGAACTGTGGATGCTAACGATGCCGTCGTGTTTGTAGGCGTCCAAGTCGTTGTGAAGTCTTGAGATGACAACAACGAATTAGTTCGAGGCTCTTCAATCAGCAAGCCCTTGGGGGCAGCGATAGTCTGCGCTGCTGTGGTCGTGGCGAGGTAGGGGAGAGCGGTGGAGCCGATATTGACTTGAGCGCCCCAAATGTATGACACACCCGCTTGATTAAAACCGGTACCGCCGTATTGGTAAAAATTGGTTGACCCACTTCCAGTCATGACCATCGTTACCGAAATACGATACCAACCATTACCAACAGCAGTGCCGCTTACGGAACTACAAGTGCCGCTTACAGAGTTTTGTACGCCGGTCAAAAGATTAAACGACCACGTACCAATATTTGCACCGTTCGTTTCGCCGCCAATCGTCGTCGAGTTCACGTACTTTGCATAAATGCTATAAACGTACGTGAGGTTTGCGCTGATAATGACAGGCTGTAAAATATTAGAACTAGACGTTGCTAGATACCATGCGGTATTTGTTCCGTCAGGAGCAACTGTAGCGTTAGCAGTAACGGTTGGACCGCCACCTAAAGCCCACGGACTTGTTGTAAACGCATTGCTTTGTAGCAGCAAATTCTGTTGCGTGTAATTTGCAGGGTTCGGATCGTAATCGAACCGTGGCGCGTAGACGGCGGCGGTGGTCGTGGGCGTGTAGGTGGTCACAGCGGGTGACGCTTCGATCTGCCCACCCCAGAAATAAACGCCTGAGCCATTGCCCGCGTAAGTCGCCATCGAATTAATGAAGAAATACGGAGACTCAGCAGTGAGTACAATTGTTGTAGATAGACGGTACCAACCGTTACCTACGGACGTGATCGCTACTGGCGCACTACCAACAGAAGAAGCCGTTCCAGTGGCAAGGTTGAAGTTGCCTCCAGACGTTTGCGTACCGTTAGCAATGAAGACTGTTGAATACCCACCGGCTTTCGCATAGATCGAAGCCGTATAGGTTCCGGTTAGCGAAAGTACTTGGATAAAATTATGCGTTGTCACCGCTGCCGTTGGCGTAAACAGCACCGCCGTTGACGATCCATCTGGAGCAATTTGTCCCGTAGTTTTATTCGATGCTGGATTATTCCAATAAACTACGTTGTTCAGATCGGATGAATAAAGGTACAAATTCGACGGCGCGTACTGCAGCAGCCCAGACGAGTTGTACTGGGTCGCAATCGTGCCACGCGAGAACGTCGCGCCTTGTGGCAGCGAGCCGCTCAAAAGATTCGCGTTAAACGCAGGGATGAGACCACCGGCCCCACCCCCACGCGTTAACCCTAAGCCGAAGCCAAAGGTCATGACGGTTCCTAGTAGATCGCCACGAGGTTGGTAGCACTTGTGTTTGTCGTCCAAACACGTACTACCTGAACGGGCAACACCGTCCCGGCGAGGACACCGTAGAACAAGACAGTCTCGTTCTGCGCCGTCTGCACCTGAATGTTGCCCGAGCCACCGCAGTAAATGACCGCCGTGACTGGCACGGCGGCATTCGATGGGTTGGTGAAGTTGACCGTGTTACTTGTCGTAACGGCAAACGCACCGCCCGGATACTGCGGGAATGTCGGACTCGGACGAGTCGGATTACCCATAGATCACCCCACTTAGTACGTCTGAACCGGGATCGTGTTGATCGGGTTAGTCGGCGTCTGCGGGTACCACGAACCGTCCGGATTACGGAGGACGTAGTTGAACGCAAGGGCAAATGAACCCGCCGTGATGGTTGGGGTCGTGCCGCCCGTGAACGTGTACACCAATTGCAACAACGCATCCGATGGACCCGTGTTCTGGATCATCGCCAAAGGCGTAGCCGACGAGGTATACACAATCGGAGCCGTCTGAGTCGTAGCGCCGGTCGTAGCACTACCTGAGTTGCTCGTAGCGTAAACACCAAGGCTCGGCAAATTGGCGGTGACGAGGTTAATCGTCGCAATGGTCTGGGCCGTCGCGTACGTCGTACCCGGAGCGCCGATCAAGTTGACATTAATAGTAAGCGATGTCGGGGCACCGCCAAACGTAAACACCTTGGTGCAAACGAAGTCGATGTTGTCGATGTACGAACCCGCCGGGAAGACGATGGGGTAGTTAACACCCTGCACCGTGTTCACTGGATACGATGTATATGGGAACGAAGCCGCAGGGATTGCAGCCGACAATAGCGAACTTTCCGCAACGCTGACGAACTGGAAACAGTCCTGCGGGCCGGTGTTACGGTAGCCGCCGGTATTGCTATTCAACGAACCCGTAGTCAGGAACGACGGCGAAGGCGTGTTCGACGAAACAATGACAGGGTTGTTGTTCTTAACAGTGCCGCTCAGAAGCGGGCCGAGAAAAGTACGAAGACTCATTTTCTAATCCTTACCCCTTGCAGGGGGAATTCGTTCAGTGGTTTCTGCAAATCCCGCTAGGCCGGTCCACCAAACTTAAATCCTAGAAAAAGGGGGGCCGAAGCCCCCCTCGGTCTTAGGCTACGCCAAAGATGCCCAGTGGATCTGACCAACCGAACGAGTAACGCTCGCGGCTCTTGTACCGCACGTTGCCCGTATCGAAGTCGCCGTCCATCGAGTTCTGGAGAGCCACACGCTCGAACATCTTCAGGCCGTTTGGAACGTCCGTGAGGATGTAGTAGCCGTGGTTGTCGGTCAAGAAGTGGTTCACCTTGAACCCTTCGCTGATCGTGCCCATCGACTTCAGAGCGTTGATGTCGTTGTCGGTCGTGCCAACACGGAGTTCCGTGTCGAGAAGACGCTTGGCAACGAACATCTGGTTCGGCGGAACCACCAACTTGCGCGGCTTCGCAGCGATCAAAAGACCGCGCTCATCCGTCCAACCGGCGATTTGAATCGTCGCCGCTTCAAGCGACGTTTCGTTCAGGTCAGGCGAGGTCGAGAAGGTGTTGCTGTTCGTACCGCCCGAAACCAACGGGTGAGCCGTCGAGAACAGGGGAACGCCGTCGCCACCGTTGTACTGACCACCGGCATTGAAGCCGTTGTTGATGACAGCCGCCGCCTTGTACTGCTTGGTGTACGCCATAGCGCGAGCAAGCGCCTTGGTGTAACGCTTCGACAGCGAGTCGTACAGGTTGTCTTCAATCGCTTCTTCCGTGATGGAGAAGCCGAGAGCAATGGTCTCGTGGTTGTAACGAGCGGTCCACGCTTCCTGCGCATTGTCATACGCAATCGCCTGACCTTCGTTCTTGACCGGAGCCGCGTTGAAGCCCGAGAGTTTCGTTTCTTCTTCAAACGAACGCTCAGAGGTTTCGACTTCAAACAGTTCCTTATGCTCCTCACCGTAGGACGCATATTCCAGACCGAACAGAGCGTTCAAGCCGGGGAGCAGTTCCTTAAGGAGTTGTGCGCGTGAAATTGCCATTTGTCATTACTCCTTAAATGCCAGTGATGCTGGACATGGCTTGATAATCGTAGTTCCAGCCCACGATCACTTCCGGATAGCCCACGAACGAGACGACCTGATTGACCGTCCACGTCACAGAAGCCGAAACCGTAACCGTGTTGGTGGAAGTAACTACGCCCGTGACGTAGGTCGTGAGACCCGCAGCACCTGCCGTGTTGCCCGAAACACCCGCGAGGATGATCTGCATTCCCGGCTGAATGCCGGTGGTGGAAGATACGACGAACGACGTACCCGAAGAGGACGCCGACGTGATCGTCGTAGCAACGGTGACCGCCGTATCCGGAACCAACTGGACGATACGGAAGCAAGGCGACGTGCCCGCACCGGTACCGACAGTCTGCGGAATGTTACCCGCAACCGACGAAGAAACCGTCGGGTTACCACCCGAGATGCCCGCAAGCGAGTCACCCGTCGCCGTCGAACCGCCGTTACCGGCGATCAAGAAGGCGTTGGTGCCGACGAAGCGCGGCGACATGTAACCAATGGTCGTGCCGGTGTTCGCCTGAGTGTTCGCAGTACCCTGCGCCTGTGAGACAACCGCCACGCGGAAGAGCGCAGTTGGATCGTCCACAATGTACGCAACGGCATCAGCCGCGTTGGTGCTAGCCGCCCAATACTGGTAACGGTTCTTACCGTAGATCGGACCGCTCGACGTGCTGTATTCACAGCCGACGAACACGCCCAACTGCGGGGTGTAGCCCGAAGCCAAGTTGGTGGTATTGGCGTTGTAGGAGGTGATGTTCACCTGACCCGCTGCCGGGATAACAATGTCACCATTGTAGATGCTCGTGCCGTAACCCTGCGGAATGCCGTACATACGGGTGGAACCCGCGAATACGCGACCGCCTTGCAGGTTATACGGCTTTAGCCCGTATGGGGCTGAAATAGTCGGATAAGCCATTGAAGACTCCTAAAAGTTATTTGCCACGCCCAAAGGAGACCTGAGATTTCTTCTCGGAGAACATATCCATGTTCGACCGACGGTCTTTCTGGGACAACATATTGTTATCAACAGCCTCCAGTTGCTGCTTCGCCAGATTCTCGAAGTGTTCACGACGAGACTGGACGAGTTCTTCTGGGGCTTTGCAAAGCAACAGGCCACCAATCTCCACGCCATCCGGGTACCGGCTGTTGGGATTGTTGTCGCGTTGGTGCATGATTTCCGGAACTTCGGAAGCCTTCACAGGCTCCCAACCTTCGCGGAACATCTTAGAGACATTGGTCGGATCGTTCTGACCCATCACGGACATACGGATGTACTTGAATTTCCAGCCGGGAACGGGATTGGGGTCAGGAAGAATCGACGCCGGACGCCAAGTCATTTTCCGCTTGGACGCTTCACGATTTTCCAATTCACGAGTCAGACGATTATCAGCCATTTGTGTTCTCCAATTTCAAAACTTCACGGGCATACGCTTCCGGACTAATTCCTAATCGTTTGGCAATTGCGGCTTGAGAAGCCGTGATTCGGATCTGTCGCGGAGCAGTTGACCGTGTAGCCGGAGCCACAACAGTGCTGTTTGTTTTGCGTGCGGGCCTTTCAGCCTCGTCGTTGTCTTGCACTTCACCGAAGTAATCGGGGAAGCGTTTCTTCATCGTCCTATCAACTCGTGCGTAGTAGTCGTCGCTTGTCGGATCGACTCCCTCACGGACCAATTTTTCATGCAGACCCAACGCGAGGGCGGTCATCTCCTCGTCTTTCCCGAACCATGTATTTTTGTCTTTCCATGCCACGGCTTTTGGGTCCGGGCGAGGGGCAGACTGGTTCTGGAACTGATTCTGTTGTCCCTGTTGTACACCGCTCTCGTCGTCATGTAAAGAGGGTCTAAATGACGATACTTCGCGAAGTTTGAACTTCGCATCCGTCAGTGCATCCTGAGCCTCGGTAATCCGTTCCGGATCACCCAACTCGTACGCTGCCTTGAGCGCCGCCTTGGCGGCATTCATTTCGATAGTTGCAGCATTGGTAGTCTCCTTAGCAAAGATCTTTTCACCTGTGCTAAGTCGTTGTTTCAACAACTTATTTTCTTCATAAGCCTGTTGAGCAAAACGAAGAGCCTCTTCCCGTTCACGGGCGGCGGCTTCTTTGGCCCGACGCTCGTCGTGGAAGACCTTTTTCATCTGCTTGATGCGGGTCTGAACCTTCTCGGAGTATTCCTCAAGGTCATCCTTTTCGATCTCTTCTACGAGATCTTTAGGCATGGGTACCTTGTTGCGGTCCTCCGGAGGGGTGTCGTCCTCAATCTCTACTCTAAACTCGTCGTTTTGTTCAGTCATATAGGCTCCTTAACCTGCGCGACCGATGCCACGGGGGTCTTCGACCGTCCCGTCCACCGAGTCATCGTTGATGATTCTCCACTCTGTGCCGTGGATCTTGATGCGGGTACCGCTGTAAGCCCGGACGACCACGAAGTCGCCGACCTTGCACCACGGACCTGATGGGAAACGGACCGGATCTTTGTAGGCATCTGGTCCAACTTTGGCGACAAAAAGCACGATTGTGGTCTGTTCTTCGACACGAACAGACTCAGTGGACTTGATGATTCCACTGTTACCGAACTCTTCCTCGACCTTGGGCACCATGCACAACAACTTGAACCCTGACGGGTCCGGTAGTTGTTTTGCCTTGCGCTCTGCCTCAGAAAGAGTCTTATCGACGTTGATATCACTCATCGTCTTGCAACTCCTCGTCGTTTGCGACCTTCTTGGCCGTTACTTTGATCAACTCAATCGCGTAGTCGAACCCCTGAATAAGACCGAGTGATCGGTAGTATTCCTGTTCAAATGACACGCCCTTTAAGATGTGTCCTACGATTCGTTCGCGCTCTCTTTGGAATTTCTTGATGAGATATTCCGCAGCGGTATCTGTCTGCATTTGCTACCCCTTATTCATCTGAATCGTCATCATCGTCACTACTGTCATCACCTGACTCGTCATCCTCGTACGACTTCACTTCTCCACCCTTGGAAAAGTCCATCTCCTTACGACGGATGGCGTGTTCATCCAACTTGTGAGCGACGTCGGCAACGTGCGTGGCCTTTTTGTGAGCCATGTCGATACCGATTTCCGCCGCTTCCAACTGATGCTTGGACTGCTCAAGCGCATGCTGATCTGCTTTGTGAGCAGCGGCAGCGATATGCGTATTCTTCTTATGAGCAATGTCTGCGCCGAGTTTGGCTCCACTCAACTCGTGCGTTACTTGAAGTTCCATTTGCTTCAGTTTCAGTTCATCCGCACGACCGGCGGCATCCATAAGATCCTTCTTGGTCTTACGCTGCTGCTCGGCTTGTTGTAACTGCGCCTGAAGTTGGGCTTGCTGCGCCTTGATCTGCAACTCCTGCTGCGCGATCTGGGCTTCGGTCTGCGCCTGTTGCGCCTTGATCTGGACCTCCTGCTGCTTGATCTGAAGTTCCTGCTGCTGCATCTGAATGAGCGGGTCCTGCGCTTGCTGCTGCGCTTGCTGCTGTGCCGCTTGCTGCTGATTGTTCTGGAGCAACTGCTGTGCGGCTTGGGAGACAAGGCTCGACAACTGAACCTCAAGTTCAGGTGGCAAGTAATTTGTATCGTTGTCGAGGTCCGGCGGCGGTGGGAGCGTGGACCCCAACTGCTTCTCAATCTCCTGCCGATACTTGAACGCCACATGCTCCATCAAGTGGGCCGCGCCCGCGCCCATGATCTGCTGCGCCTGTGGGTTCTGACCAATGACCTGCTGCATCATAGGGTCATTCATCGCGGCCATATGCACCTGAATATGTGCATCGTGGTTCTGGAAAATAAAGGCTTTGACGGGTTTGCCCGTCAGGATAAACATGTTCTCGGACACCGGATCGACCGGCTGCATGTCATCCTTCATCGGAACGAGTTTCGCCGCGTTCTTGACCCCAAGGGTCTCAATCATCTGCCTGTGAAGAAACGGGAGATTGTAGATTTGAGGCGCGCTTTGAGCGAGTTGAATAACTGCCTGATATTGAACAACCCGCTGCGCCATTGTTGAGGCGTTAGGGTCAGATACAGGTAGTACGTCAACATGATCGTAGTCAGAACGCTTTGCAGAAGCAGGTCCAATCTGCGGCTCATAATCGTAATCCTCCGGAGTGTTGTCACGGATGATCGCCGCGAGAAGTTTGAACTCCTGTTTCATTGTATAGTGAATGCGGGCTTGGATAGCCCCCATCACCTTCAATGACCGCTCAAGGATCGCAAGCGTCGTACCGACCGGAGCCTGTGCCGACATATCGCTGATGTTTAGATCAGCCGAACCTGCAAACCGGCGGGCATCCTCGACCACCTTGTCCATGAGCGCCGCAAGCACCTGCGACGGCTCCTTGTACGGAAGTGGGAGGATGTTGTCGCGAATAGCCCCCGAAGGGAGGTCTACGTCGCGGAACTCGCCCGGAGCGATAGGGGTGTCATCGCCCTTGACCCGAAGGCCCTTGGACTTGAGACCGCCGGGGAGGTTGGACAGCGTACCGGCGTCGATGAGTTGCCGGATAAGCGAGGTCGCTGCCTTACTGTGACCGCCGATGAGATGAATCAAACCAAAGTAGTAGAATCCGAAACCGGGAATGTAGCCGTAGTGGTCGAAATGTTGGCGACGTAATTTCAACTTATCGTCTTCCAGCCAATTGCGACGGATAGCGAGGATCGTGGCGGTGCCTTTCTCAATCGTTACCACGTAAGGAAGTTCAATCCCCGTGGGACCTGCCGCATCCTCATCTTCGTAACCGGGAAGGTCTAAGTTGCAATGGATTTCAAGAATCTGAAATCGGTCGTCCATCGTGGCGGAAAAGCCCTGCTGTTCTGCTTTGCGTTTCTCAACCTCATCCATGATGCGCATTGGCTCCCCGAGATCGATATCTCGGTAGAACCCTGCGACCTGAAGTTTGCGCAGTTCGTTCTTGGTCTTCCGCATACGGTGTGTGATGCGTTCAGCCGTTTCGATATTGGCCGCACCGTAAGGGACAATGATGTCCTCGGGGGAAATGAAGGGGGCTACCTGCCGACCCAATGACGGGTCGTAGTAGATCTTCTTGAACGCGTTACCTGCCAACGCACAGGTCAACAACGCCCGCTCATGTTCGGGGCGGTATTCCTGCATTCGCTCAGTTAACTCATAGTTCATGTCGGTTTCGACACGAGCGGCAGCGTCCTTCTTCTCCGGGGTCTCCTTGCCAATGATCACGGTACGCACGGGACCTGCCGCCGGGAACGTCTCCATGATGGTCTCGGACTGGAACTTGACCGCAGCCTCCATCAGCAATGGGTGGTATATGCCACAGGCTCCCGGCCACGGTTCTGACCGCTCCTCATACTTCAACCCAAGGAGTTGTAAGCCTTTGACGTACGTGTCAAGCCACTCTTTACGGGAGTTGATGTCCTCTTCGACATCCGCAAGGAGTTCATATGCGAGAGTCTGGAGTTGATTCTCAGGCATCAACTCGGCAAGGTTGGTGTCGAACTCGTTCTCGTTGCCGTGTTCGATGTGCATCTCAAAGCCGGGGCCTTCGATATGCACGGCTTCCGGATCAACGATCTCTACGCTGATCGGATCTTGTTCTAATGAGCCAAGCCCCTGCGGGGCGGCGTACAGGGACTTATCTATGCTCATTTCTTTTTTCTCGTAGAATTTGTGTTGGGGTTGTATGTGTACGATGACACCGCGCCGCCGTAGCGCATCGCCGCTCGGTCCTTGGCACGTTCTTCAGCCGTCATGTTGTTACGAGCGTGACCTGCGGCAGTCAAAGTACCGTCCGCGTTCATTTGCCCACGCTTGATCAGAAGGTCTTTTGCCATCTGCTCATTGCCGCCGACCTGCGCGGTCAGACGCTGGAGCAGTTGCTGACGGCCCATGAACTTCTGGGTCGTCATAGGATCTTCCTGTCGTGAGTCGTGCGCTCAATAGCGCCACCGTGTTTGTACGTGGGCGCTGGACGTTGACTTGCGGGACGTGAGTCACGCGCAGGGTCGTACTGAATTTTGCCGTCTCCTTGACTGTTTGGCCCCGCGTTATCACCAGCATAACCCGACGTGATCGGTCCGGGATTTGTGCCGACAAAGTTCAAAAACGGATACTTCGCTCGCTCTTGCAACATCGTTCTGGGTAAACGACCTTTCGATGTCTCAACAACGTCCCCTTTCAGGTAGTCGATAGGGTGATGCGTCCACAACCAAGGTGCATCCTCACCGGCCTCCCAACTGGAGTTCGTTTTATGATGCAGATTCAGCATATTCCATTCATCGCCATTCAACGGTAAGGTTTCTAATACTGCTTTTTCTTTAACCGAGAACGGATCTGAGTTTTGATACGGCACGCGCTTTTTCGTCGCTGGATCGTAGCGCCCATCACCTCTTAGAACATGGTAGTTGTATGTATCATTGATGTTCCGCCAGTAATGCTCTGGCGAACTGGACGACAGAACAAGTTTTCTGCGGTTGGCGAATTCATCTTCAATTTTGTCGTGCTGAAACTCGTGCGCAAACGTTTGCGCGGTAGCCCCTGCACCGATGCCGAAAACGTGTTTGGTAGGGTCTTTTAACTTTGCTTCGTCTGCAAGATTGTCTGATCCGTATTGATAAGCCCGTTGTCGTAAGTTTGCTGGAGTCGGAACCCCCGGAAAATTAACTCCTAACGTCGTATATCGGCTTTGCGGCTTCCCAATATTTGCGGCGACTTCCTTATGAACCAGCGAATGATATTGAGGGTCCAGACTAGCCTTTACCTTGGCTTCAAACTCTGGGTCGTTGACGCTCAGTGATCCTCCAAAAGGATCGTATTGAGTAAGACTGCGTAGACCTTTATCTGCGGGCATCAGTAGTATCCTCCGCGTCGGCGGGATCTGAATAGTTGGATGGGTTCTGGCTCATCGTTAGGTAGCCTAATAAAGCCACCCTGCCTAAAGCGCATGAGAGCAAGAGAAGTAGAGTCCACCAAGTCATCGTTACGCCCCGCAGGAAAGTCGTTACACTCTTCGATCACCTCGTGCGCCCACCGACGATCCGGTGCCCAGACGATCCCGGCGCTGAACAAGTCCACCACCGCGTTGACGCGGGCGATCTTGTCCTGCCCCTTGCCGGGAGTGAACTCGCTGATAGGAACGCCGGTACGCCGCATCTCTTGGTAGAGTGCCGCACCGTTAGACTTCTTCTCAACGATGAACGAGTCAGGCTTCCACTCGTTGTACTGCTCTAAGACCATCGCTTTCAAGTCGGGGAATTCTAACCGCTCTTTGATCGCGTTGAGCAGAATAATATTACGTGACTTGGTCTCCTCGTTGAAGAACACCCCCCACGTCGTCAACGCGTTGTAGTCCGCACGGTTGGTGGCCTCCTGTGCGGCGTCGAGACTCATGATGATGAACTCACAGGCGGGTGGGGCATCCCCGTCCCACATCTGCCACCACTCTCTCTTTATAAGAGCGCCTTCCTCCGACACGGGATTCTGCATGTACTGGGCTTCCCAGTACCGCACGTCCATACCGGCCTTCTTGGCAAGGAGTTCGTCTATGTTCCAGAACTCCGGCCAGAGCGGTTGGTCATTTAGAATGGCAGGGAATTCAACGACTTCCCAATCGTCGGCATCATCGTTCTTGACCATGTGGTCGATGATCTGCCCCGTCAGGTCCAACTTGGACCAACGCGTCATCACGACGATGATCGCGCCCCCCGGCATCAGTCGTTGGATCGGTCCTGACTGGAACCATTCCCAAGCGGGTTCAAAGACTTCAGATCGGAGTTGCTTCGCCTCTTGCTCAGAATGGGGGTCGTCGATAATGAAGAGATCGGCACCACGTCCTGCAAGAGCGCCTCCAACGCCAATCGCGAAGTATTCCCCGTTGAAGTTGGTACCCCATCGAGAAGCGCTTTTAGAGTCTGCTTGGAGGACGACTTGGGGGAATATATCACGGTATAGATCACTTCCAACGAGGTTACGGACGCGACGTCCGAAATTGACCGCCAAATCGGCGGTATGAGAGGCCATGATGACCTTTTTATGCGGATATTTGCCCAAAAACCACGCCGGAGCGAGGTAGGAAATCATCTCGGATTTGCCGTGTCGAGGGGCAATATTGACGATCACACGCTTCTTTTTGCCCTCTGCAATGTCCTCAAAGATCTTTGCGAGGCGGTAATGGTGTGGTCCGACCTTGTATCCGGGGTAAACGTGCTTGATAAAGGACAGAAAGTCGTCTTTCCCGGCGACTTTGACCTTTTCCTTGTACAATTTGACCAACAAGTCAGCCGTTTTGCGCTTCTGCGCTTCCGGCATATGGGGTAGGGCAGCGCGGAGTTTCGCAATGTCCGATGACGACAAGCCAGAATTCAACATAGCGGAAGCGTTAGGCTTCATCTGGGTTGTCTGCTACGCCATCGTCATTTACATAGTTCTCGACACTCTCGTCGATATCGTTTACCTCTGGCACGGTCTCCACAACAGTGTATTCAATGTTGTCTAGAACGCTGAGAAGTTCCTGCTCCACTTCTTCGATGGGGCGGATCTGCATCGTGACTTCCGACCGCTTCTTGAAGGCATCGACCCCATCGACCTCGCCCAGACTGCGAAGCGCAGTCAGGCGATCTCGTGTCGTCTGTGCGTGTTCTGCCTCATAGACTAACTTGTTGACGACGTAGAGTTTCAGGTCGCTCAGTTCGTTGACCAGCATGCAGTTGGTCTGAGCAACCAAACCCGCCAGATACGCCATCGTTTCGTTCGGGTACTTAGCGTAGTGTGGCCGCATAGAAGGATCATTCATCATTTGCCGCGCCAAAACTTCGGCCTCTTTTATATGAGTGCCATCGGGATTGATTGGAGTCCCGTTCAAGTCAGCAAGGAACTTGATCGTTCGGGCGCGCATGTCGAGTTCCTCTTGGGGACTCAACTCGGGCATGGCGTCCACTGCTCTTTTCGGCAATGGGATGTCTGACTCAATGTCAGGTTCGTGATCCACAAGCATGTGCATGGGTCTCCCCAAGATATATGGGACTTATATAGGAACCTTAAGGTTCCATCAAGGGGGGTGTTTCCTAATAGAGTCTTAGGCGATGGGCAACAAACCCAGAATATTTGCAGAGTTAAGCAAAAAAACGAGGGTAACCGGGGGGTATTTGGAAAATTGCGGAGTTATTTGTGCGAATTCAACGGGGGGCTTGGCTATGGGACTCCGTCGAAAAAATCGGGTCCTGCGGGTCCGGTAGGTCTGGCGGCGCGACCGCGCGAGAAGGCGGCTGCGGCGTTTTTATTTTTCCCTGTGCCTAGATATTGGCGGCGCGGCGAACGGCTCAGAGCGGCTCAGAATCGGGCGGCGATTCGGCGAAGACTGCGGAAAAAATAAGTGCGTTAGCATGCTAACGCACTAAAAAAATTTCAAAAAAAGATTGCGTCGCCTATTGCAATCATATGCGACAGGTGTATAGTCGAGTTTCCCCGACGGGGAAGCGGCGCGGCGCATTCCGCGAATGAGTGAGGAATCAGTTATGTCTAAGTCCAAGAAGGCGACCGCTTCGGCGGTCATTGAGACCGCTTCGGCGGTCACGGTCGACGCCGCTTCGGCGGTTGTCGTGGTGTCGACGGCTCAGGGTTACGACAGTCGCAAGGCGGACGCCGCCGGTCGATTCGTCGATCTGAACAAGGCAGTCGGCGAAGCCGTCAGCGCCGCGCTTGGCGCTTGCGCCGGGTGGCGCGACTTCGGCGCTCTGGCGGCGGGTCGACTCGACTCACAAGGCGACGAGCGCCGCGCGTTCATGGCCTACGCGAAGGCTAACGGCGTCGACTTCACGGATGAGCCGTCGAAGGTATCGGAAGAGACCCGCGACGCTATCTGTGACGGTATCCGCGATCATTACATCCAGAACGAGCCGCCGCGCCGTTACAAGCGCGCGGAAGAAGGCGACGCGCTTCTCGTCATGGATGCGGAGGATCCGCGACCGGCGGATGTGACCGTCAGCGCGACGACCGCATGCGTACCCGCGACGTCGATCAAGTACCTTCAGAAGAAGGATAAGCCGTACTGGGAAGCGCTGACGGCTTTCCGGAAGGCCATCGATCTGCGGACGCGCGTCCGTTACTTCTCGTTCTTCCGCGATGGTCGCGAAGCGCGCAAGGCGGCGATGGATGCGGCGCTGTACAGCGCGGACGATACCGTCCGGGCGAATGCGGCGGCGGCGAAGGCGAACAAGTCGGCGCGGCGCAAGACCGCGACGCCGTTGAAGATCGACGCGCTCGCTGCGCTGATCGATAGCGTGATCGACCAGATCGACGTCGCGAAGGCGGCGAAGTCGGTCGATTCTTCCCTCGCTCAAGCGGTCGCGGATCTTCTGATCGCGGCGCGCAAGGCGACCGGCGTCGCGATCAAGGCGGCGTGATCGAACGGACCGGCGGCGCTCGCCGCCGGTCCTCTCCCCCATCATCCAATAGGACATTACATCATGCGTACCTTCTACAATCTCCGCCGCTTCTTCCGGATCAACGCCGTCGGCGGTCTCCTCCTGATCGCCATCGGCGGTCTTCTGTCCGCTCATGACTCTATGCTGCTGGTGATCTTCGGCGTCGGTATCTTCGCCTTCGGTATTGGCGGCGAAGTCGGCTGTGACGAGATGCAACGCCGCCTGTACGATCACCTAGCGAAGGCGGACTCGCTATGCGTCGGGTCGCGGGTCTTCTACCCGTATGACGAGGAGACCGCCGCCGCGCATGCGGACCATGACGAGATCTACCGATACTGATCGCGCCGCGATCACTAAGCCCGGACGTCGCAAGGCGTCCGGGCTTTTTTTTGTCCGCGCTCTGGCGGCGCTTCGGCGCTTCGATCTCAGGCGGCGCGGCGATCCGCTTCGGTGCTAGGCTGCGGAGCAGCCTAGCATATTTTT